ATGACAAGCTGGTATGCGATCCGCGCCCGGGGAACGGGCGCGGAAGTGGCGATCTATGACGAGATCGGTGCCTATGGAGTCTCGGCGAAAGGCTTCCTTGCCGAGCTCGGCGCGCTGCCCGAGGGAGCGCCGGTTGATCTGCGGCTGAACAGTCCCGGCGGATCAGTGTTCGATGCCGTGGCGATCTACAATGCGCTGAAACGGCACGCGGGCCCGATCACGGTCTGGATTGATGGCATTGCCGCCTCGGCCGCGTCCTACATCGCCATGGCGGGCGACGAGATCGTCATGCCGGAAAATGCCTTCCTGATGATCCATGACCCGTCAGGACTGGCGGTGGGCACGGCAGGCGATATGCGCGCCATGGCCGAGGCACTGGACAAGATCGCGGGCAGCCTCGTGCGAGGATATGCCGCCAAAACCGGTAAACCCGACGACGAGGTTGCCGCGTTGATGGCGGCCGAGACCTGGTTCGATGCAGCCGAGGCGGTGGCGGCGGGCTTTGCAGACCGGCTGGCGGAACCGGTCCGGATGGCCGCGCGGTTCGACATCGGCCGGTTCCGCAACGCGCCGCCCGACCTGATCGAAGCGGTGGAAGTCGCAGGCGAGGAGGATGACGCAGGCCCGGAGCCAAAGCCGGGCAGAACCTCGGAAGAGGATGGCGAGACGGCTGGAGATGCCGTGGACGAGAGCCCCGGCGATGCGACTGTCGAGCCTGAAGGGCATGTTGAGATCGACGACATGCCCAGCCCTGCGAATTCGACCCCGACTCCGGGTGGCGCACCGCCCGATCCAGAAGCTACTCGTGTTTCCGGGATCGCCCACGCCCGCGCCATCGTCGATCTTTGTCGCCTTGCGGGCCAGGTCCAGATGGCCGGGCGGTTCCTCGAACAGGACACCAACCTGGATGAGGTCCGCATCGCTCTGCTCGCCGCCAAAGCCGAAGCCGAACCCGAGATTGCCGGGCATCACGCGCAACCGGGCCGCAGCTCAGCGGCGCGCCCTTGGGGCGAGATTGTTGCCCGCACCTTCAAGCTGAAAGATGCCGTAGTGGGGCGCGGCACGAATCACTGACGTTATGCTTTGCGATACGGGATGTTTTGAAGTGTCGTTGCCCTTGGCACGTCTCTCACGTGTCGACGGGGTCGGGCCGGTGGGCGCGCCCCAAACTCTCTTGGCAAAGAAAGGGCAACGACATGGATTTGCATATCGGATTGGACGTCTCGCTGGCAAGCACGGCCATCTGCGCGGTTTCCGCGCATGGGAAGGTAATCAAGGAGACCACGGCCGCCAGCGAACCCGAGGAACTGGTGAGGGTTCTACATGATCTGCCCGGTCGAGTAATAGGTGTGGGCCTGGAGGCCGGTCCCCTGTCACAATGGCTGCATCGGGCTCTGGTCGACGCCGGCTTTGACGCCGTTCTGATGGAAACGCGTCAGGTTAAGGGCGCCTTGAAAGCGATGCCCAACAAGACAGATCGGCGTGATGCGGAGGGCATTGCCCGGCTTTTGCACATGGGCTGGTTTCGGCCCGTCCATTGCAAATCCGTTTCGGCGCAGGAAACGCGCGCGCTGCTGTCATCCCGTAAGGCGGTACAGCAGGCCATGCTGAACATCGAACTCTCGATGCGGGGCATTCTGCGCAATTTCGGACTGAAGATCGGGAAGATTTCGAAAGGCCGGTATGAGGATCGCGTGCGCGAGCTCGTTGACGGCAATCCCATGCTGGAAGCCGCGGTCACATCGATTCTGACCGCCCGCCGGGAACTTCGCAAAGAACTAGCCAAGCTGGAAAAGCTGTTGCGCGGCTACGCGAAAATAGACCCGGTGTGTCGGCTGCTCATGACCATGCCCGGCGTGGGCGCACTTGTGGTGCTGACTGTCAAATCCTCAATCGATGATCCAGACCGTTTCCGATCCTCGAAAGAGGTCGGACCCTGGGCTGGGCTGACCCCGAAACGTGATCAATCGGGAGAGCGAGATATCCTCGGCCAGATCACGAAGGCCGGTGATGTTGGCTTGCGAACTGCCCTCTACCGTGCCGCGACAGTGATGTTGAACCGAGGCAGGGCCAGCTGGCTGACCGCCAGGGCATGGAATGTCGCCAAATCCCGCGGAAAGAAGCGGGCAACGGTTGCATTGGCGCGCCGTATCGGCGTGGTGCTGCACCGCATGTGGCGTGATGGCACGCAATTCTGCTTCAAGCGGGCCGATGCCATGCGGGCAGCAGTCGCATGACCCCCGTATCAGGCATTCCGCAAATGAGGCTTGAACGAGAAGGAGAGATCGACCGCGCCTGAGGGTGCAGGCTCACCGAGGTCCCTTGCCGGGACGCGGTCCCCGATGATGCCGTGGTTATCCTGGTCGCCGGATCATGACGATCTGAGGACGCCTGAAAGATTGGCACGCGGGAACTGCTCTTGGACTTGGCATAATGAAGGCAGCCGATGCGCTGACCGCGGACAGAAGCATGATGCCGGCATGGGAGCGCCCTCGAGGAAGTCGACGCAAGCACGGTCTTACGACACAGCCAACCCGACTGACATTGGTGCCACGCGATCCGGGGCGTTCAGCGCCGAGATGAATTGGCGTCTCCGCGCTGAACGCCCCTCGCGTCGCCCCCGTTCGATCCGACCCGCTCTCTGCTGGCGAGATCCGCCCAACCCCGCTGCGGCACGCCCAGACGGGACCTTTCTCATTGAAATCTCCCTCTTGAACACAATCGCCCCACTACAGAAGGATAATCCTGTGACGACTATCACCGAGACCACCCATCCCGGAGGCTTCCTCGTCTGGGAAGCGTTCCGCGACTACACCCGCGAAACCATCACCGTTGCTTCCGGCGCGCTCGATCCCGGCGCCGTGCTGGGCAAGATCACCGCCTCTGGCAAATACGCCGCCCATGATGCCGCCGCCGTCGATGGCACGGAAACCGCCGTCGCGGTGCTCTGGGGCAAGGCTGACGCCACGGGCGGCGACGTGCCAGCCGTTGCACTGGTTCGCGGCCCCGCCATCGTCAACCGCCACGATCTGATCTTCGCAGGCACGCCCAGCGAAGGCGAGATCACCGCCGCCCATGCCGCGCTGCTGGCGGTCGGCATCCTCGTCCGCTGATCAAACCCTCATAGGAGGCATTCCCATGGCCACCATGGACATCTTCGAAGGCGATGCCTTCACCATCATCGAACTCACCCGCGCGCTGGAAAACATCCCTTTCAAGCCAGCGATCCTGTCGGGCGCCAGCCTGTTCTCGCCGCGCGGCGTGCGCGCGCGCACCGTCGTAATCGAGAGCCGGGATGGCACACTGTCGCTGATCCCGTTCTCCGAACGCGGCTCGGCGGCCGAGCAACAGGTGCCTGAACGGCGCGACATGCGCGCCTTCGTCTGCCGCCAGTTCAAGAAGCAGGACGTGCTCTGGGCCTCGGAAATCCAGGGCATTCGCGACTTCGGCTCGGAAAGCGCGACCCAGCAGGTCCAAAGCGAGGTCGCCCGCAAGCTCGGTCGTCTGCGTCAGGATGCCGAGGCGACATTCGAATATCATCTGCTGAACGGCATTCAGGGGCTCGTGAAGGATCCCAGGGACAACGCCACGGTGATCAACTACTTCACCGAGTTCGGCATCTCACCCGCCACCGAGATCGACTTTGATCTCGACAACGCGACCCCGGGCTCGGGCGCGCTGCGCAAACGCTGCCAGGCGCTGATCGAAAGCGTCGAAGACAGCATGGGCGGGCTCGCCGCCGGGGCCGTGCAGGTCCGCGCTGAATGCGGCTCGGCCTTTTTTGCCGACCTCATTGCCCATAAGGAGGTGCGCGAGACCTACCTCAACACAGCAGCTGCCGCTGATCTGCGGGGCAGGGTGGCCGACGAGGTCAGCTTTGGCGGCATCACCTTCCGCCGCTACAGGGGCGGGGCAGGCTTCGGCATTCCGACCGACAAGGCCTACTTCTATCCCGAAGGAGTGGAGGGCCTCTTTGAGATCTACCATGCCCCGGCCGACACCTTCGAGACGGTGAACACCCTTGGCCTGCCGCTCTACGCCCGGACCATCCCCGACAGGGATCGCGACGAATGGGTGCGGCTGGAAATCGAAAGCAACCCGCTGCCGATCTGCACCCGGCCGCAGGTGCTGCGCAGCGCCAGGCGGACGTGATGTCTGCCTTTGCGGCGGCCGTCGAGCTGCTGTTCGCCGACCCGAACATCGGGCGAGAGGCCAGCTACACCTCCGACGGCGGTGCGCCCATGCTGGTGCGCGTCGTCGCCCGGCGTGCCGATGCGGTCACCGACTTCGGCGATGCGCGGCTCTGGTCCGAGACCACGCGGATCGACCTGCGCGTCGCCGAGGTGGCGAACCCGCGTCCCGGCGATAGGATCGAGATCGATGGGGACGCCTTCCTCATTCAGGGCGAGCCCGTCCGTGACCGCGAGCGGCTGGTCTGGACCGTCGACCTGCGCCCGGCGTGACCGCAATGAAACTGAAGCTCGACATCGATCCCGACATCGTAGCCATGATGGCGGCCGAGGTCGCGGCGGGGGAACGCGCGGTCTCGGCCGCCATGCGCGGGGCCGGCACCGGGTTGAAGTCGGCGTGGCGGTTGCAGATCACCGGCGCGGGGCTCGGCCCCCGGCTCGCCAATTCGATCCGGAGCCAGAACTTCCCGAGGTCGGGCGAGAGCCTAGACGCGGCAGCGCTGGTCTGGTCCAAGGCTCCGGTCATCGTCGGCGCGCATGACACCGGCCCGCTGATCCGCTCCAAAGACGGCTTCTGGCTGGCGATCCCGCTGCCCGCGGCGGGCAAGTCCCTGCGCGGCGGCCGGATCACGCCCGGCGAATGGGAGCGCCGCCGTGGCCTGCGCCTGCGCTTCGTCTATCGGCGCACGGGCCCGAGCCTGCTGGTGGCGGAAGGGCGGCTGAACACGAAGGGCCAGGCGGTGGTGTCGCGCTCGAAGACCGGGCGCGGCAAGGTCACCGCCCCGATCTTCCTGCTGGTGCCGCAGGTGAAGCTGCCGAAGCGGCTGGACCTGGCACGAGATGCAGACCGGGCGTTGGAAAGCGTACCGGGACTGATCGTGGCCAACTGGGTGGCGGCCAGAAAGTAAAAATGGACCTCAGCTTGACTTGCTACTGGATTCAGAAATCCATTCGAGAAGTGATTGGCTGTTTGAAAAGCAAAATAGCTTTCGAGTGCCAATGCACACATAGAGCTTCGTTGATTGGTCCAGTCGTGCAAATAATGAAGCTGTCCTCAGTAGGCTTTTCCCACGGTCCCGGATGAACGCGCCTTTGAAGCTCGTGTAAAATATCATTCGGACCAAATCCGCAAGAATTTGTATAAGAACAGTCAAGAATGACACGGTCATCATCGTGTACGGTAACGCGAAGAAGCCTTTCAAGTTGGTTCTTAAACGAATCGCCGCCGCTCCAGCAGGAGCTCCGGTCGAGTTGACATTCCGCGCGCCAACTTTCGAAGGCATGGTCGAGGCTTCTTTCGGTCTCGACCGGAGTATCGGTATCAATGCAGAAGTACTTGGTAGGTTCGCCGGCGTCAGCCGAATTTGGCGTCAAAGTATTCCATGTGGGGCGACGCAAGCAGGTAAGGCCATCGCTCTCCAAGGCTGCAAGTATTTCAGTTGTGGACATGCTCCAGTCAATACCCTTTATGGATATTGGTTCGGCAGCAGCAGGGCCTGAAACAGCCTGAAAGAAAATGAGAGCTGTCCAGAAGGAAGCATTTTGTAGTGTTTTCGCTTTCAAATTACAGCCTCGCTTTACCGTGCTTGATCGTGGCGAATTGGATGGAAGGATTCGCTTCTTGACGATAGCTCATAGACCGCCAAGCTTCCTCGGCGGCCTGTATGAGTGCGGAAAGGAAACACCTCAGCTAGATTTGGAAAGTGCATTCCGTGCAGCTTCAGCGAACGAACTACCTACGGCCATTTGGTCGATTTGTTCACGTTCTGCAGGTGTGACAAAACCGATCCGCCAGTTTGTGGTGAACTTCAAGATGGTCAGATGGCCATCGTATTCCTTGTTTGCAACTTCCTGAAGCTGTTTCCAAAGCTCCATTTCTTGTTCATTCATTGCTCGACCCTCGGTGCGTTTAGTGTCTGATGATCAACAACACCTTGCGTTGACGTCGTCAAGATCTCAACCCTTCCAGCGTGAGAAACTATGCCCACCCTTCGCGAAACCATCCTCGCCGCGCTGCATGCGCGGCTCTCGGCGCTGCCCGCCACGGCCCTGCGCGGTGAGGTGCTGCCCGAGCGCGTGCCGGCTGATGGCCTGCTGATCCTGCGCGACGGCGAGCCGGGGGAGCCCGAGGTGACGCTGTCACCGCTGCGCTACCACTACCAGCATCGCGCGGAGATCGAAGCGGTCGTGCAGGGCACCGCCCGCGACGCCACGTTCGACACCCTGACCTCCAGCATCGGCGCGGCGATTGCCGCCGACCGCACGCTGGGCGGGCTCTGCGACTGGGTCGAGGCTGAAGCGCCGCGCCCCGTCGATCTGCCGGTCGAGGGCGCGGCCAGCCTGAAGGCGGCCGTCATTCCGGTGGTGCTGCATTATTCAACGGCCGACCCGCTGGCCTGATCCAATCGACCACAGGAGAACACGATGGCACGAGCCCAAGGGGCGCGGGCGCAGATGGCGCTTGCGTTCGAGACGACTTACGGAACGCCGCCGGTGGGCGGGTTCACGAAGATGCCCTTCGCCAGCACATCGCTTGGCGCGGAACAACCACTGCTTAATTCCGAACTGCTGGGCTATGGGCGCGATCCACTGGCGCCGATCAAGGACGCGGTGACGGCCGATGGCGATGTTGTGGTGCCGCTCGACGCCGAGGCCTTCGGGTTCTGGCTTAAGGCGGGTTTCGGCGATCCAACCACGACCGGCGCGGAAGCGCCGTTTACCCACGAGTTCCAATCCGGGTCTTGGACGCTACCCAGCCTGTCGATCGAGACCGGCATGCCGGAGGTGCCGCGCTATGCGATGTATTCTGGGTGCGTGCTGGATCAGATCACCTGGCAGATGCAGCGCTCCGGCCTGCTGACCGCGACAGCGCGGCTGGTGGCGCAGGGCGAGACCGTGGGTGCGACCACCAGCGCAGGCACGCCTGCTGAACTCGGGTTGAAGCGTTTCGGGCATTTCAACGGATCGATCATGCGGAATGGCTCGGCGATTGGCAACGTGGTCTCGGTGGACATCACCTATGCCAACAACCTTGACCGGATCGAAACCATCCGCTCGGATGGGCGGATCGACGGCGCGGATCCCTCTATTGCTGCGCTGACTGGTTCCATCGAGGTGCGGTTCGCCGACCAGACGCTGGTGACACAGGCGATCAACGGCGAGGCCTGCGAGTTGGAGTTCGCCTATGTGCTGGCCTCGGGCGAGAGCTTTACCTTTACGGTGCACGCCGTCTATCTGCCGCGCCCGCGGATCGAGATTTCCGGGCCACAGGGCGTGCAGGCGACGTTCGACTGGCAGGCCGCGCGCGACAGCACCCTCGGCCGGATGTGCACCGCAACTCTGATCAACGACATTGAGGTATATTGATGCTGACACTCGATCTGACCAATGCGCCAAGATGGCACGATCTCGCGCCGGGAGTCCGGGTGCAACTGCGGCCACTGACCACCGCTCTGATGGTGGCAACGCGCAGTGACCCGGTGGTGGAAAGCCTGCCGGAGGTGGCCAGCGACGAAGAACGCGCGGTGGCCTTCGCCAAGGCGCTGGCGCGGCGGGCGGTGCTGGCCTGGGAGGGTATCGGGGACGCCGACGGCAATCCCATCGATCCAAGCCCCGTGTCCATCGATGCGCTCCTCGACGTCTGGCCGATCTTCGAGGCGTTCCAGCTGACCTATGTCTCGAAGGGCTTGCTGCTGGAACAGGAAAAAAACGTCTCCGCGCTCTCGCCGACTGGTCCTTCGGCGGGGGCGAGCGCTACTGCGAGGGTTGCCAAGAGGTCTGCGCAGACTGCCCGGCGCGGCTGAACCGACCGCTCACCCATGAGGGCTGGCAGGCCTGGGACCTCGTCGGTCGTCTCGGCGGGCAACTGCGCGTGCTGCCCGGCGCGGTGATCGGTTGGGACCTGTCGGCGGCACTGTCACTTGGTGATGCCCTCGGCATCCCTCCTCTGGCTATGGCCGAACTGCTGCCCGTCATCGAGGCGGTGATGGTCGCCAAACTCAACGAACAGATGGATCAATCCCATGGCGGAAAAACGGGTTAGCGTCCGCCTCGCGGCGGTCGGCGGGCGCCAGGTGCGCGCCGAACTGGAAGGTGTCGGCGAGGCCGGGTCGCGCGGCTTCGGGCGGCTCAGCCGGGAGATGGAGGCGGCCAATGCCCGGATGGCGGCGTTCTCGCGTCGGGTCAAAGTTGCGGGAGCGGCCGCGGTTGCCGCTGCCACCGCCGCCGGTGTCGCCATGGTGCGCTCCGGGCTGCAAACCGTGGATGCGCAGGCCAAGCTCGCGGCTTCCCTTGGCACCACGGTGGCCTCGATCCAGGTGCTTGAGCGTGCGGGCGATCTCGCCGGTGTGTCGATGGGTCAGGTCGAACAGGCGACCGTCCAATTGACGCGGCGGCTCAGCCAGGCCGCCTCCGGCACCGGCCCGGCGGTGGCGGCCCTGCGTCGCCTGCAGCTAACGGCCGGGGATCTGCAATCTCTGCCACTTGATGCAAGGATCGCGGCGATCCAGCAGGCATTGACGCAATACATCCCGCAAGCCGAGCGTGCCGCCGTCGCTTCACAGCTCTTTGGCGACCGCGCCGCTCTGGTGTTCACGCGGATCGACACGGCGACGCTGCGCCAGGCCACCGAAGATGTCCTGGCCTTCGGTGTCGTGGTTTCCGACCAGGACGCGGCGCAGATCGAACGGACCAATGACGCAATCTCACGGCTCGGGCTGATCTGGCGCGGATTGTCGAACCAACTGGCCGTCGCTGCCGCGCCAGCGCTGGAGGCCGTCGCCAATGCGATGGCGGCGATTGCCAGCCGCACGGGCCCGCTCGGCATCGCCATCCGCGGCCTGTTCGACAATATCGGCCGTCTGACTACCTACGCCGCCACCTTTGCAGGCCTCATGGCGGGTCGCTGGGTCGCCGGACTGGCGGCAGCGGCGCTCTCGGTCCGTGGCCTCGCCACCGCGCTGGTCCTTCTGCGCGGCGCGCTGATCCGCACCGGCATCGGCGCGCTGATCGTCGGGGCAGGCGAGCTGGTCTATCAGTTCACCAAACTGGTGTCCGGCGCCGGGGGCTTTGGCGCCGCCATGGGATTGATGGGCGACGTGGCCAAGGCGGTCTGGGATGGCATCAAGGCGACTGCCGGGTCCTTCGCGGATGATTTCAGGGCAATGGGCGCAGATGTGGAGGCGATCTGGACCCGGTTGATGGCCTTTCTGTCGCGCAAATGGGCGGAGTTTCTGGGTCAGATCGGTCCCACCTTCAACGCCGTCGCCGAAGAGATCGGGGCCGAGACCCGGATCGACTGGTTTGGTGCTCTGTCCCAGGCCTCGATGCTGGAGCATGCGGCCAGCAACGCCGGACATATGGCGGACCGGTATCGACAGCGCGCCGCGAGCACCCGCGCCGGAGCGTTTGACGGCGTCGGCCCGGCCTTGCAGGCCCTGCGGGATGCCATGTCGGGCGGTGAAGAGACCGGCAGCGACGCGCTGGAAGAAGCCACAGCTGCGGCCGAACGGTTCGAGGCCGCGCTCGGTGATGCCGGGCTGGCGGCAACGAGGGCCGGAACCGCAGCCAAAGCCGCCGCTGGTGCCGCCAAACCCGATACCGAAGCGGCCGTTACCGGCTGGCAGGCGGTCACGGTCGCCCTGTCGGACTATGCCGACAAGGCGCGCGATATCGGCAAGGATATCGGGCAGGCCCTGGTCAATGCCTTCCAGTCTGCGGAAAACGCCGTCGGGGAGTTCGTGAAGACCGGCAAGCTGAACTTCCGCGATCTGGTCACCTCGCTGATTGCCGATCTGGCGAAGCTGGCGGCGCGAAAGTTCATCCTTGGCCCGATCGCCAATGCGCTCTCGGGCGCGCTCGGCGGTGCGGGCGGGATCTTCGCCAACATCCTGCATGCGGGTGGCATGGTCGGTTCCTCCGGCCCATCACGCATGGTTCCGGCGCTGGCCTTCGCCGCCGCACCGCGGATGCATTCCGGCGGTGTCGCCGGTCTGCGCCACGACGAGGTGCCTGCAATCCTGCAGCGGGGCGAGCGGGTGCTGTCGCGACGCGAGGCGCAGAGCTATGGCGGCGGTGGCACTGTCAATGTCACCATCATGGCGCGCGATGCCGAAAGCTTCCGGCAATCCCGCACCCAAGTTGCCGCAGATATCGCCCGCGCCGTGGCGCTCGGCCGGAGGGGCATGTGATGTCCTTCCACGAGATCAGGTTTCCCGATGACATCAGTCGTGGCGCACGCGGCGGGCCGGAGCGGCGCACGCAGATCGTTGAGCTGGCCTCGGGCAGCGAGGAGCGCAACGCCAGTTGGGCCAATTCGCGGCGGCGCTACGATGTCGCTTACGGCATCCGCCGCGCCGACGATCTGGCGGCGGTCGTGGCATTTTTCGAGGCGCGGAACGGCTGCCTGCACGGCTTCCGGTTCAAGGACTGGTCGGATTACAAATCCTGTCAGCCCTCGGGAGCGCCATCGCCCCTCGATCAGGTGATCGGCACCGGCGATGGCACGCAGACCGTGTTTCAACTGCTGAAGAATTACACATCTGGCGCGCAATCCTGGACCCGCACTATCAGCAAACCCGTAGCGGGGACGGTGACGATTGCCCTTGGAGGCGTCGAAACGGCCACGGGCTGGTCGCTCGACCCCGCGAGTGGCATGGTCACGTTCGTCACGCCCCCATTGGCAGGCGTCGCGATCACCGCAGGTTTTGAGTTCGACGTGCCGGTGCGGTTTGACACTGACTTGCTGGATGTCACCCTCGACGTCGAACGGCTCGGCTCGATCACCACGATCCCGCTGATCGAACTCCGGATCCCGGTTGCGGTGCGGTTGCCGGAACCCGAGTCGGCAATCTTCACCTGGGAGGATGTGTTCACCGATCACAGTGCGCGGGCAGGCGGGGCGGATTGGACCGGCTGGGGCACCAGCGCCACGCAGCCGGCCGAGGTGCCGCTGGAGTTTTTCCTGCGCTCTGTGCTGCCGGAACTGCGGCCGGATGGGGCGGTGCTTGTTCTCGAAAGCCCGACCGGCGCGATGCATCTGCGCGATCGCATGCAACCGCCGCCGCGCTCCGTGCTGCGCAACTGGACGCTGGATCTGGCCGACACCGTGGTCGAGCGTGGCAAGGACAGCACCTATTGGGGCCAGCTCCATCTCTGGGGCGATGTGGTGGAAGCGCCATCGGCCTCGCCACCCTCGGTCGGCGTCGCGGCCGCCATCGGTGACACCCAGCTGACCCTGAAGGATGATGCCGACACGACAACCTTCCTCGCCACCGCGGGTCCCGGCTCGATTGCCGTGGTGCGCACCAATGCGACCGCGCCGGATTACCACCCCGCCGAGAGCCGGGAAATCATCTACATTGAGTCAATCAGCGCGCGCACCTTGACCCTGTCGCGCCCGCTGAGCATCAGCGTGCCGGTCTCCAACCCTCTGGATTATCCCGGCGAGGTCAGTGATCCCTCGACGGTCACCCTGCTGGTTGGTTCCTTGCTCTCGGCCAACGCGGCGGAGGGCGCGACGCAGATCACGCTGATCGACGCTGGCGGGCTCGCGGTCGGCGATTGGGTCTATCTCTCGACCTCCGAGCTTCCGACGCCGATGGGCAATCAGTTTGCCGGTACGCAGGGGGCACTCCTTGATCCTGGGCAGGACTTTGGCGACATCCTGATCAACGAGGAGATCCACCGCATCACGGCAATTTCCGGCAACACGCTGACGCTGGCCGAACCGCTGGGCAAGAACAAGCTGACCTCTTGGAACGCCGCCTGCGTCAAGATTGACCCGATCGAGAATGCCACAATCAAGGGCGGGCAGTTCCTTGGCCAGGAAGACGGCAGTTCCGCCGAGGCCTGGGAGCATCAGTACATCTGGGCGCGGTACTGCGTGGGTTGCAGCATCAGCGATGCCGCCTTTGACACCGACCCCGCCCGCGCGCTGTCGCACCGCAGGATCGGCCAGGCGGTGCGCTCGGACACCGGGGCGGGCAACCTGATCACCCGTCTGACCATCGCCCAAGGCGGCAGCATCGCGGCCGGTGAAGGTTACGGCGTCTCGCTGCGCCGTGGTGAGCGCAACACCATCGTCTCGCACAGTGACATCGAGAAATGCCGCCACAGCATCGAGCTCTGGAGCACCACGGCGGGCTGCATCGTCGAGCACAACACGGTGCGCAACGACAGCTCGTCCAGCCTCGACACCCATGGCAGCTGGAACAAGGGGGTGGTGATCCGCAACAATACGATCTCGAACGACGGGCTGCTGCTCTCACCGGACCTTGGCGACCGGCCCGATGCAATCCGGATCGGCAACAACAAGTTCTGGCTGGACGAAGATATCCAGGTTCTGAACAACACCGTGACCGGCTACCGGGGCACTGCGATCAGCATCGTGCCGGGATCGCGCAACGTGACTGTCGACGGGCTGGACTGCGACGACATCGACAGAATTCTGTCGATCGGTCGCAACAGCCGCCACCCGGGCCTCTATTCCAGTGATATCGTGATCAGAAACGTCACCGCCGATGATGTCCGCGACCGATTGGCAGAGGTCGACAACACCTCTGACAGCATCCACGTCAAACGCCTGACGCTGGAAGATTGGACCGTGGGCGGCACCGGCCTTGGCACCATCGACGCCGCAGGGATCCTGAACTTCCGGCTGTTCTGGATCGAGGATCTGGTGCTCGACAATGTCCGGCTCGAAGCCATCCACACCCAGCAATACCACTATGCCTGGCATTTCGAGGACGTGGCGGGGCTGACGATGACCGATTGCTTCCAGCAGGGCGGCGAGCGCGGCATCCGGGCGACCCGCACCAGCGGTATTTCCGGCAGCATCACGATCAACAACTTGGAAGCCAATACACCGCATGTCTTCCGCTAGGTCAGCACCGGCTCCGGCGCGCTGAGCGTCACCCATGATGCCTCTTACACGCCGGTGATCGATGCGGCCGATGTCGCCATCACGCTGATCCCGGCCTGATCCTCATGACCATTCCGGAGCCACGCCAATGAAAGCTCTTTCGCCCGACCTGCAGGCCCACCTCATTGAGGGCACCACGACACTTGCCTGGTGCTGGCGGATCCTCCGCGCCGATGGCGTGAGTTTCGGTTTCACCGACCATGATCTGACGCTTCGCTTTGACGGGACCGACTTCGAGCCGGAAAGCGGGTTGACGGCTTCCGAGGTGCGTTCGGGCTCGGACCTGTCCGTTGATGCGCAGGATGCCGAGGGCGTGCTGACCTCGGACCGGATCACCGAAACCGACATCCTCGACGGGTGCTGGGATAATGCCGAGGTCGAGGTCTGGCGGGTGAACTGGGCCGACACCGGCCAGCGGGTTCTGATGCGCCGCGGTGCCATCGGCCAGATCCGGCGTGGACGGCTCGCCTTCGTCGCGGAGGTCCGCTCGCTGACCCATACCTTGGGTCAGACAGTGGGGCGGACGTTTCAGGCGACTTGCGATGCGGCACTCGGGGATGCGCGTTGCTGGGTCGATCTGGAGAACTCCGCGTTCAAGGGCACCGGTGACGTGATCGATCTCCTGCGCGACCGGGCTTTCACCGCCTCGGGGCTGGGCGGCTTCGCCTCCGGCTGGTTCACCTTCGGCACGCTCGAATGGACCAATGGCGCGAACGCTGGGCGGCGCACCGAGGTGCTGGGCCATGACGTGACGGACGGCATCGCCGTGCTGAGCCTGCTCGAAGCGCCGGTGCGGGCCATCGCCGAGGGCGACGCCTTCACCATCCGCGCGGGCTGCGACAAGCGCATGGAGACCTGCGGGGCGAAGTTCGCGAACACCGCCAACTTCCGCGGCTTCCCACACATCCCCGGCCAGGACGCCGTACTCCGCTACGCCACCAAGGACGGTGGGCACGAGGGAGGCGTGCTTTGACCTCCGCTGATCCCACCCGCGTCATCGCCGTCGCGCGCTCCTGGCTCGGCACGCCGTATCACGACCAGGCGAGCCTGCGCGGCGTCGGCTGCGATTGCCTCGGGCTCGCCCGGGGCGTCTGGCGCGAGGTCGTGGGTCCAGAGCCGTTCCCGATCCCGCCATACAGCCGGGACTGGGGCGAGACCGGGCCGCGCGAGGTTCTGGCGGACGGCGCGCGGCGGATGATGATCGAGGTGTCGCCCGCCGAGGCTGGTCCCGGCGCGCTGGTGCTCTTCCGCATGACGCCCCGCGCCATCGCCAAGCATGTCGGGATCCTGACCGCGCCCGACAGCTTCCTCCACGCCTACGAGCGGCTCGGCGTGATCGAGGAACTGCTCACCCCATCCTGGCGGCGGCGCATCGCCTTCGCCTTCCTGTTCCCGCAACGCTGAGATTCAACCATGGCAACGCTTGTCCTCGGCGCGGCCGGCGCCGCCATTGGCGGCAGCATCGGTGGCGCGATCCTCGGCGTGAGCGCCGCGACCATTGGCGGCTTCATCGGCTCCAGCATCGGCTCGGTCGTCGACAGCTGGATCATCTCGTCGCTGGCGCCGACGCAGCGCATAGAGGGCGCGCGGCTCGACACGCTGCGCATCACTTCCGCTACCGAGGGCGCGGTGATCCCGCGGCTCTATGGTCGCATGCGCATGGGCGGCAACATCATCTGGGCGACGGATTTCCGCGAGGAGACGAAGACCACCACCCAAGGGGGCGGCAAGGGCGGCGGGGGCGGCAAGGTCAAGACCACCGAATATCTCTACTACGCCAGCTTCGCCGTGGCGCTTTGCGAGGGGCCGATCACGGGGATCGGCCGTATCTGGGCCGACGGCAAGCCGATGGACCTCTCCGGCGTCACCTGGCGCTGGTATCCCGGCGACGAAACACAGACGGCGGACCCGTTCATCGCCGCGAGGATGGGCGCGGCCAATACACCCGCCTATCGCGGCACCGCCTATGTGGTCTTCGAGGAGCTGCCGCTCGGCAATTACGGCAACCGCCTGCCGCAGCTGAGTTTCGAGGTTTTTCGCCCGCTCGCCGATCCCGACACCGCCGAAGGTCTGACCCGCGCCGTCACCATGATCCCGGCCTCGGGCGAATTCGCCTATGCCACGCAGGGCATCCGGAAGGGTGGCGGGGGAGCGCAGACCGCTGACAATCTTAACGCATTGACCGACACCGCCGACATGGTGGTGGCGCTGGACCGGTTGCAGGCCATGGCGCCGAAGGTCGAGAGCGTCAGCTTGGTGGTGTCCTGGTTTGGCGATGATCTGCGCGCTGGACACTGCCAGGTCCGGCCGAAAGTCGAACTGGCCGCCAAAAACACGACGCCACAGACATGGTCGGTCAACGGTGTGAACCGGGCGGCGGCACATCTGGTCAGTCGCGATGGTGAGAATCGTCCGAACTTCGGCGGCACGCCTGCGGATTTCACGGTGGTGCAGGCGATCCGGGAAATGAAAACCCGAGGGCTGCGCGTCACCTTCTATCCGTTCGTGATGATGGACGTGGCGCCGGGCAACACGCTGCCCAACCCATATTCGGACAACGCCGCCGAGACCGGCCAGCCCGCGTTCCCGTGGCGCGGGCGGATCACCTGTTCGCCTGCCGCAGGTTTCGCGGGGACCGTGGACAAGACCGCTACGGCCGCCGCGCAGGTCGCGGCGCTATTCGGCGCGGCCACGCCCGCGAGCTTCAGCGTTTCGGGTCAGTCGGTCTCCTGGACCGGGCCATCCGGTGACTGGGGTCTGCGGCGCATGGTGTTGCACTACGCCCATCTCTGCGCAGCGGCGGGCGGGGTCGATGCCTTCCTGATCGGCTCGGAGATGCGTGGGCTGACGACGATTCGCTCGGGTGCCTCCACCTATCCGGCGGTGCAGGCGTATCGGGATCTGCTCGCCGATGTGCGCTCGATCCTCGGATCCGGCACCAGGATTGGCTATGCGGCTGACTGGTCGGAGTATTTCGGGCACCAGCCGAGCGATGGCAGCGGCGATGTGTTTTTCCACCTCGATCCGCTCTGGGCCGATCCGGCGATCGATTTTATCGGCATCGACAACTACATGCCGCTCTCCGACTGGCGCGACGGATTTGACCATGCCGATGCGCAGGAGGGCTGGCCCGCGATCTATGACCGGGCCTATTTGCAGGGGAACATCTCGGGTGGAGAAGGCTTTGAGTGGTTCTATGCCAGCGCTGCCGACCGCACCGCGCAGGTGCGGACGCCGATCACCGACGGCACGGCAGGAAAGCCCTGGGTGTTCCGCAACAAGGATCTGCGCGCCTGGTGGTCGAACCCGCATTATGACCGCCCGGGTGGGGTGGAGAGCGGCGCGCCGACGGCATGGGTGCCGCAATCAAAACCGATCTGGTTCACCGAGCTTGGCTGCCCCGCCATCGACCGGGGCACCAATCAACCGAATGTCTTCTTCGACCCGAAGTCGTCGGAGAGCTTCACGCCGCATTTCTCGCGGGGCTGGCGGGATGATGCCATCCAGCGCGCCTATCTCGAGGCGACCTATCTGTTCTGGAGCACGCAAGCCAACAACCCGGTGTCCAGCGTCTATGGTGGGCGCATGGTCCACGTCTCGGAATGTGCCGCCTGGACCTGGGACGCGCGACCCTATCCGTATTTTCCCGAACTCACCGAAGTCTGGGCCGATGGACCGAACTGGCGTCTCGGCCACTGGCTGACCGGGCGGCTTGGCGCGGTATCACTCGCGGCGCTTGTCCGTCACCTCTGCCTGCGGGCCGGAATGCCGGAGACCCGAATCGACGTTACGGGCCTTTGGGGCGCAGTTGAAGGCTACGCCATCGGCGCGCTGGAAAGCCCGCGCGCCTCGATCACGACGCTGTCGCGGCATTTCGGCTTCGATGCCGTCGAGACCGAGGGGGTGATCCGGTTTGTCATGCGCGGGCGTGGATCCGTCACCACCATCTCACCTGACGATCTTGTTGCCGCTCGCGAAGGCGACGTTCTGGAACTCACCCGCGCGCAGGAAACCGAACTGCCCCAATCGCTGAAGTGGCAGGTGGCGCGCGCCGATGAGGATTATGACGCCGCACAGGTCGAGGCGCGGCGCATCACCGTGGACACGACGCGGATCGCGTCCGAGTCCTTCCCGATGGCGGTGCCGCCCGAGGAAGCCGAGCGCCGCTGCCGCCGCGCGCTCATGGAAGCCTGGACCGGGCGAGAGACAGCTGCATTCCGCCTGCCGCCCTCGCGGCTGGCACTTGATCCGGCCGATGTCGTGACGCTGGCCCATGACGGGCGGCACATTCCGCTGCGGCTGGTCTCCATCGCGGATGCTGAGGCACGCGCGATCGAAGCCGTCCGCCAGGATCGCGAGGCCCACGACCTGCCGCCCGGATCGCCACGACCGTCATCCTTGTCGGCAGCCGTGGTGTTCGGCGCGCCCGAGGTGGTGCTGCTGGACCTGCCGCAGCTGACCGAGGGTCAGTCTGCTCATCGGCCGTTTGTCGCGGCCCATGCTATTCCCTGGCCGGGCGAGATGGCGGTGTTTCGCAGCCCCTCGACCGATGGCTTCGAACTGCTGACGACATTCGGCGGGCGGGCGCGGATCGGGACGCTGGTCGCAGACTTTTACGCAGGTCCCAGCTCGCGCTTCGATCTCGGCAATGCGCTGGTGGTCGATCTGCTGACCGGCACGCTGGAAAACGTCACCGACCTGACGCTCTTCGGTGGCGCCAATGCGCTGGCCGTGGAGAGCGCGCCCGGAACCTGGGAGATCGTCCAGGCGGGCAGGGCCGATCTGATCGCGCCGGGCCGGTATCGCCTGACCCGGCTCCTGCGCGGCCAGCGTGGCACGGAAGCGGCCATGGCCAACCCGGTGCCTGCAGGCGCACGGGTGGTGGTGCTCGACGAGGCGCTGGCCTCATTGCCAATCGCCGAGGCTGATCTCGGATTGCCGTGGAACTGGCGCATTGGTCCGGCCAGCCGGTCTGTCAGTGACGAGACCTATGTCGCGCAGACTTTCACGCCTGCGGGCGTGGGTTTGCGGCCGTTCTCGGTGGCCCATGTTGAGCAGCCTTGGCGCAAACCGCGCACGCCCGGCGATCTGACGATCCGCTGGACGCGACGCTCCCGGGCGCTTTCGGCTGATAGCTGGGGCGCGGTGGAGGTGCCGCTGGCCGAGGGTGAGCAGGGACCCTGGCCCCAGTGGGGCCAGGCAAGCCCTGCGAACGAGGCCTACGAGATCGAGATCCTCGACGGCGCCACGGTGAAACGGGTGCTGAGCGCGACCACGACCAGCGCGATCTACACGGCCGCCCAGCAAACCACCGACTGGGGCGGGCTGCTCGGGCCCGGCGAAGCGCTCGATATCCGCATCTTCCAGATCTCCGCCCTGATCGGACGGTGTGCCGCCAAAGCCATTACGCTCCAACTCTGAGGACCGCTATGTCCGACACCACGACCAACCTGCTGCTCCCTTACATTCTGGCGGCGCAGGCCCAAAAGCATGTCACCCACAACGAGGCGCTGCGGCTGCTCGACGGGCTCGTGCAGCTTTCCGTTCTCGATCGCGATCTGGCAGCACCCCCGGCAGGCCCGGCGGACGGCGACCGCTACATCGTCGCCAGCGGCGGCACCGGCGACTGGGCGGGCTGGGACCTGAACGTCGCGCTCTGGACCGATGGCACCTGGCTGCGTTTACCACCCCGCACCGGCTGGCGCGCATGGATCGAGGACGAAGACCTGCTGCTGGTCTATGACGGCGCGACTTGGATCGGCACAACCCCGGCGGCGCTGCAGAACCTTGCGCTGCTCGGGCTGGGCACGGCCGCCGATGCCGCCAACCCGTTCTCCGCGAAGCTGAATGCCGCGCTCTGGACAGCCAAGACCGTGGCCGAAGGCGGGACCGGCGATCTCTTCTACACCATGAACAAGGAGGGGGCGGGCGACGATCTCGGGCTGACCCTGCAGACCGGCTTTGTGACCAAGGCGCTGCTGGGGTTGTTCGGGTCTGACAAGTTCCGCCTCGCGGTCTCGGTTGACGGCAGCACCTTCTTCGACGGCCTGACCGTCGACAACGCCACCGGCATCGTCGATCAGCCGCAGCTGCCGCGCTTCAAGGCGTACACGAACTACGACAACTATGTCGGCGTCGGCACCTGGACCAAGATCGGCCTCAACAATACCGACTATAACGATCAGGGCGCGTTCGACGCTATGAACAATCACTTCGTCGTCCCGGTCGACGGCACATATCTGTTCGGCGCGACGCTGCTCTACAAGATCAATGCCAGTGCCACGTCCCGCATGCGTGGGCGGCTCGTGCTGAACGGTTTGAGCGAAATCCGGGGTTCCTTCGGCGAGATCAGCGGCGATCACGTCACTGAAGCCACGGCGCTGTGGTTGCAGACCATGGTGCCGCTGGGTGCAGGCGATACCGTCGAGCTGCAGGGCGATTTCCGGGTCGCCGACGGTTATTTTGCGGCCGACGCCACCAGCTTCTGGGGGGCGAAAATCGGATGA